AACTTGGATTTCCTCCTGATACATCTAAGGCAACTGTAGGATTAGCCCTCATCTCAACTGGTAAATAAAGCACCGCCCTTAATCTACCACTACCATTACCAAAACCCTGAAGTATACTTGTACTACTAGATTCTTGATTGATTTGTTGATAATAACGCTTGCAAAGCTGAAGTTCGTCACCATATCCTTGGTGTTCAAAAGCGGTGGCTTGAGATCCAACTTCCAACTGAACGCCTGTAAATTCAAATGTTGCACTGTTTGTAGTCCACCATGTTGATGTAAAGTCCTTAAATCTTGTTCCACTTCCCCAAGATGCCCAAGTGTCATAATTAACACCGCTGCTCGTGTAGTTAGTTCCCATATAAGGAGAAATATTTACTCTAACTCCTTCTCCAGTATCATTATCTATTTGAAGATTAGAGTTGCCAGGAATTGTTTTTATTACTTTAGTCCAAGTATCAGCTGATAGAGTAAATGAAAATGGATAATTATATATTGTTCCATCTGTTGTCATAAGACTTGCTTGATATGTCTGTCCAACTGATGATTTTACCCAAAAAGATAAAGTTATGTAACCTGTGCTTGATTTATAATTCCAACCACTCATTGAAATATTTTGTGCTTCTATTGGTTGTTGAGATACATAATATTGAACAGTAGCGGCCGTTGTATCACCGTTTGTAACATGATTAGAATATCTAAAACCTTCCTCATATGGGCCACTATCACTTGATGTCAAGGCGTGTTGTGTAAATGTCATAGTCGCATCATGAGCATAACTATTAGACCATCTATCAATAGTTGAATAACCACTAGTTGTAGATGACGTGCCACGTTGAGTCACTTGCATAGCTCCGTTGATGATTATATTTCTTCTTCCACCTATTTGTGTTCCATTAATATTAGCACAAGTGATTCCAATACCTGATGCTTCGATACCTGATTCTGATATTGTGACAGCACTTCCCACAACAGTCGCACCAGTTATATTAAGAGATGTGTGAACACCAACTACGTTAGCAGCGGGTACATTTGTTAGATTTAAGGCAGATATTGCTGGTAATGCACCACTCAGTTTTGATGCAGTGAGAGTTGATATTCTCGCATCAGCAACTGTTCCTGATGCGATGTTACTTCCATTTAAAGCAGTAAGGTTTGCACCACTAATTGCTGGCAATGTTCCAGTGACTTGTGCAGCAGGTAGTGCAGTTAAACTCGCACCCGATCCACTAAATGTAGTGGCAGTTGCTATTCCTGTGAAAAATATATCTCCATCTTCGCTTGCAGTTACACCTGTTCCAACTTTTAATGTTGATACAGTTGTAATTCCAGCAATATCCACTCCAGTGGGTGACAGTGTAACTGTCCCCACACCAGATAGGCTATTAATTTTATCGACTCTAATTTCTGACGCCATTTGGGTTCACTTTCCCCCTAGTTTTAGTTATTTATCAGGTAGCAATGCCTGCATTGTTTAGTCGAGTCTCAAGGACTTCAATTCTAGTCTGTGCCTCTTGTAATGTCTTTATTGCTTTCATATAAAGAATAGAGTACTTAACATTTTTTGTAGATGTTCCAGTTTCTACTCTTTCACCTTCTCCATTGATTTCTTTATCAGAAATATTTTCAATTAAACTTGGGCAAACTGTTTCTAATTCTTGTGCAACTACTCCAAGTAATTTAGTGTTAGAAGAATCTGAAATAAAATTAAAATTTCTTACTTTTATTGCTTTTAAATCGTCCCATTGTGAATTAGCATCTACAATATTTTCTTTCAGTTTTACGTCAGAAAGAGAACCATAAGTATTAGTTCTGCTGTTAAAAGTACCATTACTTAAAATAGCTGCTTTTGACTGACTATCAGAAGTTGAATAAATATACAAAGCTTCTCTTGAAGCAGTAGCAGCATTAACTCTTATTTCTACTCCATAGCCAAGAGAAGCAGTATTAACAGCCTGCATTGCCCAACTAGTAGAGTTGCTGTTTTGTATGCAATGATGATTAGTTTGAAGTCCAAGACTACCACCAGCATTAACATTAAATCTACCATTTTCATCAATCTTCATTCTAGTTGCATAAGAAGCAGAAGCGTCTCTAACTTCTAATCCATCATGAGTATCAATACCAAATCTATTCAATCCAAAATATCCAATCTGAGAATAAGTATGACCAGAAGTTGCGAATTGCATTCTAGAAGAATCACTACCAAAAGATTCAACTTGCACTCCATATTGAGTAGTGGAAAATGCTTTTGTATTATTATGATATAGGTCTACGGATGAATTAGCATTACAAACAATAGCATCTTCACTCGTATTTACTTTAGTTACAACTGCTCCAGAAGATATAAGATTTAAATTACCTGATGTACATTTAACATTTGCCAGAGAACTTCCATAAAAAAGTTCTAATTGATTACTACCCCCAAAGCGAAGTTTTTTATCATCAGCACCCAAATCTAAATTAGTTCCATCAAAAGTTAAGTTTGCTTCACCATTTAAGTTAACACCACTTCCACCAGTTATGACTCGATTATCTGCATTATTTGCTATGGTCGCTTGTGCTGGTAATGAAGTTAAGTTTGCACCACTAATCGCAGGCAATGTTCCAGTTATGTTTGCTGCTGGTAAGTTAGTTAAACTTGCACCTGATCCACTGAATGTGGTTGATGTGGTGACACCTGTTGCAAATATATCTCCATCTGGGCTCACAGTAATTCCTGAGCCTACGATTACGTCTCCCGAACTATTAATTCTTACTCTCTCTGTGCTACTTGCATCGCTTGTATGAATCGTCAACAAATTATCACTACCGCTTCCAGTGGTGATACTATTAATACCAGATATACTTTTTGGATTTACTACAGTCATTTGGGTTCACTTTCCCCCTATTGTTTTACTATTTAGACTACAACGTAGTTGCCGTCAACGGTCAAAGTTCCAGCGATTGATACTGGGCCTGCCATCATACCTCGGAAACTGGTTCCGATGTAATGAACTCCTGTCAGTTCACTATCATGTATGACCATTCCGTTTGCAACGTATAATCCTTTGAATGAGTTACCGATACCAGTGAGATCAGGATCATCAACTGTTGATGTGTTAATACCTACAGGTGTGTTTGTGACAATACCAGCAGTTTCAGATACAAATTTACCAGCAGATACTCCTGTTAATAATGCACCACTACCACGAATACTCGTAGCACTAATAATACCTGACATGATAATGGTTCCAATACCACTATACTCACCAAAATTACCGTTTAACTTCTCAGCAGTAACTGTACCATCAGCAGGCGTAGGGATACTTACCGAAGCACCTAACGCAATGATGAAGATTTGTGCGTCAGCTGTCGGTGGATTTGAAAAAGTTATTTGATCGTTGACTACTGTAAATGATGTTACAGCTTCTTGTATGACACCACCTAATGACACTAAAAGTGCATTGGCAGTTCCTGGCTTAAATGACTTACCACCAGTTGTTAAATTAAAAGTCGTTTTCGTTCCATTAAACTGGGATTGTAGATCGTCCAGTTTAATAAAATTACCCGATGTTAATTGTCTTCCTATATAAGGCATTTGGGTTCACTCTCCCCCTTTTTTTAGTATTTATGAAAAGACTTAGTTGTCAATTATCCTTCTAATTAATGGCATTAATCCACTGCTATATTTGCAGTAATATCAAAAGTAACTCTAACTTTAGCGTGTGCGCCAGAGTTGTTTTGTACTGTTACTCCTAGAGTTGCAGCACTTACATTGAAAGATGCATTACTAAGATGGTTAATACTAAATATTTCACTTCCAAGATTTGCAGTTGAATTACCTCTAGCCATAAAAGAAAACATTTTTGTTGTCGTAATACTAGTATTTCCATTGTGCATTACAGTTACGGTTACAGTTCCACCACCAACACAATCTGGAACTGTTGCTGTACAGGTTGCTGTGTTTCCTACCCCTTGTTCAAAAACTTGTTTAAGATTAACTCCATTGCTACCATACTTCATCTTAACTGCTTCTACAGTTTGCATTCCTGTTGAAGTTGTCTGAGCTTTTAGAGAGTTATCATAATACAGCTGTACTGCTCCGTTAGCACCACAATATATTGCATTTTCATCATTAGTTTTTAAAGAAATATGTGTTGCACCTGTGGTTCTTATTGCAAGATTACCTGTTGCATTATCAATATATGAGTCTGTGCCGTTATGGTAAAGTTTTAAATCCTGGCTACTTCCAAGTTCTATTTTGTTACTATCATCTCCATAAAGACTACCTACAAATTGAGCACCACCTGACTGTACATAGAACTTATTAGAACCAGCAACTCTGAAATATAATTGTTGACCACTGGCTATGTCACAATAGTTTGTTCCTCCAGAATGATAAATTTTTAGATCCTCGCCATCACCGAAGCGGATCTCATCACTATCGCCTAATAGTAGATTACCTGTGCTATATAAAGTCGCTGTTCCAACAGTTAAATGTCCTGTAACGGTAACGCCAGCGCTGGTTGTCTCAAATTTCTTTGAATCATTATGGTACAGCTCTACGGCTCCATCAGCTATAGCTTTAATACTATCTTCACCACCTTTAGCTTGTAATATAATTTGTTCTGAAGTTGAACTACTATCATTTTTAATTACAATATTTCCTGTAGTGTTTTCTATATCTGCATTTGAATCAGTATGTTTTACTCTTAACTTATCAGTACCAAAAACTATTCGGTCATTAGCAGCCATAAGGATATCATTACTATTACTTGCTAAATCGCCTCCCAGCTGTGGTGAAGTGTCAGAAACTAAATCAGTATTAACTGTTTGGAATGTTGAGTCTCCTCTAAGGAATGTAGAGGAACTAGCAGTTCCTGATCCTAATCTTGCTGTTGGAACTGTACCTGATCCTATATTTGATGCGTTTAGAGCAGTTAGTCCTGATCCATTACCAGTGGCGATGCCTGTGAAGAATACATCACCATCTTTACTTAAAGTTATACCACTACCAACTACAATACCGTTTCGAGCAGTAATCAGACCAACTGCATCTACGTTTGTTACGTCTTCATAAGTTAATGTACCACCAATCGAAACAGTTCCACCAACAGCGAGTGTGTTCGTGACTGTAAGAACACCAACAGTAACGTCTGTGGTGTTCTTTATTACTTGTCCTGTGACTTTGGTGAGTGCCATTTATCTCTTTTTAGTTATTTATTCAACAACCTCTGGTTCTGGGGTTGCTTCTGGAGTTGTCTCCTCTTCTTTTGGTAAAGTCACACCGATTTCGGTAAGATACTCAATTGCACCTGTGACTTTCATTAATAAATTTTTCTTTTTTTCAATCTCATTCGAGAGTGCAACTTGCTGATCAGCAAGTGATTTAAGATGAGTTGAATGATCGATTCCTTCAGCCATAATTAAAAAATACTTTTGTCTCTATTATATATCATAGTTTTGATGATGTCAATTAGGTAGCAATACCAACGACACCTTCAGAGAGTGCAGCTTCAATTATCGCTGTACTTCCGACTGCTGTGATCGCTTCCCCTTTATTGATCTTAAATTGAGTGTAAGCGTTTGTAATTTCTATAATGGCAGCGTTCGCACGATTTTGGATTGCATTTGTGATCCATTCATTTTGATCAACCATCACGGTTTGGAGAGCTTTATATTCTCCTGTGGTAATACCAACTGTGTAACTCGTATGCATTTTCTTAAATTATTTGTACTGTGTTATTTATCCTATTAAGCAACAAGCCATCCATAAAAATAGCAATGCGCTCCATAGTATTGGAAATCAGCTCCGTTTGCTTGTAACACCACAGATACATAATCGTTTGCATTCAAATAGTGAAAATGTGATATGAAGTAACCTGTGTCACCATCCGAAGCATTTTGATAATGTTGAATGGTATTAGATTCTTGTTGGGCAGCTCCATTTATTCTTATTCCACCAGATATGTAATGAGGGCTGGAAGTGTCCATAGATGCATGTTTAGTGTAAAGATTACAACCAAACCAATAATAACCAGTGGTAGATGCAGTGAATCTGTAATTGCTGGTGTTATAATCGGAACTTGAAATAACAGCAGTGGCAAGAGCAAGAGCTGGTGATTGTCCGTTACTTATTGTAGTCCAACTGGAAGTGCCGTGATAACCAAATTTTGGTTGATTTGGTTTTGTTACATGTCCACTTGAGTTGATGCGAAATCTTTCTGTTCCATTAGATGTTGTATTATTAGATGCAGTATAAAAACTAATTTGTGTTGCAGCGTTTAATATTGAACTACCGCCACCGAAGGAAAGTTGGTTAGTAGAGGAATCACTATAAGCACGAACTATTCCTATTGGTTCTTCTGCATTTGTGTAATGAACAGAAGCTATTCTTTGATCTTTGGCAGTATTATTTGTTCTTGCCTGTGAAGGATTACCAGAGTTACTATCAGCACCAAAAATTATACTGAGACCGTTACATGCTACATCAAGACCACCATTAGTAGCTTTTTGAGTTGCAACCGCACCAGAGCCATGTAACACTGTACCTGCTGATGTGATGCGAAGTCTTTCTGTATTATTTGTTCCAAATAATAAATCTGTATTTTCTCTATTCCAAAGATATGCTGTTCCATTATTACTTGCTATCATTTCATATCCATCATTACCAGTAACTCCCAAGTCACTGTCACAAAGTTTAATTCTTGCACCATCAGTCGCAGCAATCATAAGTGCTTTACCAGCAGTAACTGCAGCAGTAGTGGTTCCTAATAGTAAATGGCCACTTGAGTTGACACGAAGTTGTTCACTACCACCAGCATAAAAACGCATAAAATTATTAGCATGGTCATACTGCACAAGCCCTACATATTCAGCAGCACCACTTGTACCATCAGAAAAGAAAATACTTCCAGTATCTGATGTTCCACTTCTAATTGTCATTCCAGTGCCTCCACTGGTTGCAATCGTTAAATCATCACCATTTGTATGACCTTCTGTAGTGGTTCCTAAAAGTAATCTACCACTTGAGTCGATGCGAAGTCTTTCAGAAAATGTACCATCTTTTCTAACATGTACTGAAAAGATGGCAGTTCTGTTTGCACCTGTAGAGAAATCTTCCTCTGAAGTCGCCTTTAATTGAACTCCCGATACACCATTAGCGGGAGCCATATCAAGAGTTGCATCCTGTGATGATGCAGCAGTAGAATTTTGTATTCTTAAATTTGCAGCAGTAGTGTGTTTAGAAATCACACCATCTGAATCATCTATACGAAGTCTCTCAGTACCAGCAACTTCAAATGAAATATTATCAGTAGATGGGAATCTTATTTTTGTATTTGTGTCTCCAGTATGAACAATCGTATCAGCAATATCTACATCACCTGTAAAAGTTCCTGTGGTTCCCGATACAGCACCACTAAATGTTCCAGTGGTTCCTGATACAGCACCACTACTTACTAAAGATCCTGTGGTTGTAACACCTGTTGCAAATACATCACCATCTGAACTTACAGTAACACCTGATCCAACCTTAAGAGTGGTTACTGTAGAAACACCTGTTGCAAATATATCTCCATCAGAACTAAGAGTGACACCAGATCCTACATGTAATGTAGCAACTGTAGTGACACCAGCAAATTGAATTCCAGTGCTAACACCAATACTTCCAATTTTGGTCAGTGACATCTTATGTAATCTCCATGATTGTCAAAGTAGCATCAACACTATTATTTGTATCACTATCTACTGTTACAGTATCTGTTGTTTCTAATACAACCTTATTTCCACCCATAAATTCAAGTGATGATCCTTGTGGAATCGGAGCATTCTTAAGTAACTTGACATCTTCAGTTGTGCCTGCACGAGTAATTCCAACTCCTACATTAACACCAGATCCAGATGTATTTGCAAGTGTAATACCAATCACAACAGTCGTTGTTGCGGCAGGAGCAGTGTATATTCCAACTGTGGTCACTCCCACATTTGCTTTTGTTTTTAATTTAAAGGTGTTTGCCATTTTGTGATTATCCTAAAGCGATTGCAAGTGCGGTTGCGTCACCACTTGCGGTGGTTAAGACGCTAGATCCAGCCTGACGAATTGTGCCTGTGCTATTTATGTCACCGTCAACATCTAGTGTATATGCAGGGCCGATAGAGTTAATACCAACTCTGGTTGCTGGTGTCCCCTGCACCTTGATCATCGTTGCACCCATACCGACATGCAATAATGATGAAGTAGTTATACCAGCGACATATGCATTTGCAGAAGTTGAGAATCCAACCGTTGCAATTCCTGTGATGGTTGCGTTACGAGCATTAACCTCATCAAAGGTTAAGTCACCATTAACATCAAGATTTCCATTGAAGTAAGCATTACCAGTAACAGTTAATGCGCCACCAACTGTTGTTGCACCACCTACACTTAAGTCTTCACCAACTAATAAACTCTTTTCAAACCTTGAGGTTGAAGCGAACTTCGCAGCACCTGTGAATGTTGAAATACCTGTGATCGTTGCAGCAGCACCAACATTAAGATCTTCACCGATCTCTAATGCCTTTTCAAATCTTGAATCAGCTGCGAACTTAGCACCACCTGTAACTGTCAATGCAGCACCAACTGTTGCAGCAGCACCAACATTTAAGTCTTTACTAAACGTTGATCCAAATGAAACAATAATGTCTGTTGCAGACATTGACTGAACTGTTGTGAATCCAGCAGTTACGTTTAACTCTTCAGCGTTTGCTCTTCCAAGTTTTGTTGATGAACCTGTACCTACACTATAAGTTAGAGTTGTGACACCGACTGCACCAGCAGTAACAATACCTACAAACTTACCAACCCAACTTTCTACTTGACTATCTGATAATATCTTTCCACGCACGTCAAGAGTTGCGGTGGGAACTGTTGTACCTATCGCAACTCTGTTGTTAGCTGAATCGACAAAGAGAGTATTAGTATCTACCTCTAAGCCGTTTTTGACTACAAAATTCTTATTTACTGCCATTGGGTTTCACTCTCCACCCTTTTCTTTTTATTTATGAGATTAAGTTGCTGGGAAAACTGAAAGTATTCCAACCATCGCACTGTGACTTGTACATTGATAGAACAATTGTGCTGGTGCTGCGAATGGAACTTCAAATTTGACAACTCCAACTGCTGCTCCATTGTTTGTAACTCCAGTATTATAAGCAGATCCTCCATCTGATGATCGTATCTGGAATGGATGACCACTTGCATTCACGTTAAACTCATATGTTTGACCCCTTGCAACATAAATTGTTGAGTTGTCAGCTGATCCATCAAGTCCACCAGGCCCTGTGAATCGATATGAGGATGATCCATTATTTACAACTGACCATCTGGATGTCACTGCATCTGATAGATCACCAACAAACTTGGTTGCAGTTGAAACACCAGTTACAAATGCGTCTCCATCAGAACTGAGTGTAACACCAGTTCCAACTTTGATTGAAGTTGCAGTTAAAATACCAACATTGTATTTCTCAGTTCCAAGACCAACTGTAAGATTAGATCCTACATTGACCAACTGAGTCCAATTACCAGCGTGTGCATAGAATGCCTTACCAGCAACATGAACATGAACAAATGCACCATGATATGTAGATGCAGATGGTAGATCTGAGTAGTTATTATATAAGAATGGTATAATATTGTTTGTTGAGATTCCAAGAACTCTCTTTCCAATCGTTGTAATACCAGTTGTGAATACATCTCCGTCTGGACTGAGTGTTATTCCAGATCCAACAACGACATTTCCCATCGCTGTTATGACACCGACAACATTAACTCCAGACTCACTTGATGTGACGGCAGATCCAACAGTTGTATGTTCAAATGTTGCACTTGTCGCTCCAAGATCACCTGTGTTTGAATTAAATGTGAGATTTGTTCCAGTTTGAAGTGCTTGATTACCTGTTGCTGAAGTTGCAAAGGTTGGGAAACAAGTTGTGTCTGTTGATTCATCAGCAAGAGTAACAGTTGAAGAAACGTCTGCGGTTCCAGTCACATTACCTGTGACATTACCAGTCACATTACCAGTTAATGCACCAACAAAGGTTGTTGATGTGGTTACACCTGTTGCAAATACATCACCATCAGGACTTACAGTAACTCCTGTTCCGACTTGTAAAGTGTTACTAAGAGTAGAAACACCTGTGATATTAAGATTTCTACCAGTGATTTCATCGTATGTAATATCGCCTGCAACATCTAAGTTTCCGCTAATTTTCACACGACCTGTAACAGTTAGAATACCAACTGTTGTAATACCAGTTGCAAATATATCTCCATCAGGACTTAAAGTAACTCCTGATCCAATCAGAACATCATTTTGTAGAGTTGAAATACCTGTGACATTTAACTTATCTGTGATAATATTATCTGTTCCAGCAGCACCAACCACTGTTGCAATACCAGTTGAGAATTGAACTGATAGATTATCAGCAAAGTTGACAGTCGCAGCAGTACCAACGGCACTTCCACTGTCTTGAACCACGAAACCAGATCCGATTCCAATTACACCTGTCAGTGCAGATCCATCTCCACTTAATTCAGTTGCAGTTAGAATTCCAGCATTGATATTACCAAATGAAGTTGCAGTTAGAACACCTGTAATGTTTACACTACCATGAACATCAAGTTCTTGAGATGGATTTGTAGTGCCAATGCCGATCTTATCAACACTTACAACTACTGAATCTTCATCCTTAGATACTAAACCAAACTTTCTCCAAGAGTTTTGTGTGGTATAAACCCAACCAGCATAACCACTCTCTGATGGTTTGGTAGTGAGAACCACATCTCCAGCAGCGCCACCGACTGATGGTGTTGCGATTCCGACTGTGATTTTTCTAGCAACTTTTCCATCACCCTGTAATTGTAGTGATACAGCTTCAATACCATCAGCTGATGTTGATGTTACTTTACTTGTAAAGATAGATGGGCCATTGAACTCAGATAATACATCTTTGTTTGCTCCACCAGTTACTTTGATCGCATCTGTGTCTGTCTTATAAACATCATGACCTTCACCTGTGACAGTTGTGATAGGTGCATCAAATATTTCTTCTTCACCTGTTGTTCCTTTAATAACTTTATTACCAATAAAGTATTCACCAACGTCATTAAGACCTGTATAGAAGTTTTGTCCTCCACCTCTCTTCTGCGTCTGACCTAACTTACGATCTTCTGTGGATAGAACCTTCGTTTGTTTCTCTGGTAAAGCAACAGAGTAATTACCTTGACCAAATCCAACATATTCAAATGTCTGGTTCGCAGCACGAATCAGTGAGTTTCTTCTTGATTCAACAGGGACAACACGAACTTTCTTAATCTGTGTTCCTGATGGATGGTTTGTTGACTTAGTTCCAAACACACCTCTGAATACAGAGTTGATTGATGTGTTCTTAATTCTCATCATCTCATCATTAACCATGATGTAATCACCAATGTTCAATCCACTTGCAGTAGCATCTGAAATAGTGATTGAAGATGATGTTGATGTAATACCAGATGAAAGTGTTGTTGTAATTCCAACAAAGAGACTTGACATTCTACTTCCAATCTTCTCATCATCAGCACTAATCGCACCATCATTTGATGAATATCCGCCAGGGAATCCAAATACAGATCCAGATAAAGTCGGTGCAGATACAGTTGATACACCAAGATTGACTGTAAATGTACTCAATCCTACATTTTCTTGAACAATAAAGACACCATTGTATGCAGTTTGACCAGCACCAGCTAACTTAACTTTCGATCCAGCAAGTAAACCGTGTGCAGTAATACCAGTTCCAACTGTTGCAATACCAGTTGTAATGTCGTATGAAATTGCAGTGACAGGAATTGCAGGGCCAACAAATGACATTGATGCATCTGATACTGCCGATCCAACAACAATATTATTACTACTTCCTCCTAATGATCTACCAAAATCAATGATCTCTGTAGATGCAAACGATACCTGTTTAGGGCCAGGCGTTGCTGTAACTCGGAACGTGTTGTTAAGTTTTGAGTTAGTATCAGATCGAATACCAGCAATCTGAACAACTTGATCAGTCGCACTATAAACATTCGTGACTGTTAGAACACCGACAACATGACCAGCAGCAGTTGTAACACCAACTACTTGAACAGTATCATCAATACCATACGCACCACCACCATTTACAATAGTGACTCCAGTAATACCACCACGAGCATCAATTGTGATATTTGCAGTTGCACCACCACTCGCTGTACTACCTAAACCAACTCCAACAAGTTTTGCACCATGTAATGTTGTTGCAGATCCCTCTCCATATCCAACACCAGATGATCCAATACCAACAGATAGAATTGAATTTAAATTATGTTCAACTGCTAAGTATGCAGTATGAGCAAGACCAGCACCATTATCGGAAACGATACTTGTAATTCCAACACTAATACCATTTTGTAATAAGAATTTATTTTGAGTATCTTTTGTAATACTATTCTTTAAATCATTTGATGCAACCTTACCAATCGTCTTCGATACAGCATGACTGATTCCTACATCAGGATCAGACTTGGGATTATCTCGGTCAACCTGTGGATAAAGATCCTTAACTGGTTGACTAAACTTATAGTTTGTAAATGGTGATACTGTTGGCGTTACATCATAATGTAAACAAGTTAGATGATAAACACCGTCCTGTTCTCCCGTAATATGTTCCTTGACTTCTTCTGACTCATAAATGTAGAAACTCTGTGCATATTCATTCTTCGCAAAGTTAGGCATATTACCAACTGTTCTTGTCTGGGAGTCAAGAGTTGATGTGCCTGGATTTGAATTCAATGAATACTGGAATCCTCTTGCACTTGTAATACCTATGACTGAGAATCTTCCGTTGAATCCAGAACTGCCAATACCAGTTGCGTTATTAGCAGACGTAATCTTATTAACGTTAACAACAGAACCAACAGTTAAGTTATGTGGTTCTTCCGACATCACTGTTGCAACGTTACTTGACCAGTTTGCCTCGTTTAAGAAGTGGAAGTTTCTTTGGTCATCAATATTAGTTAATGATGTGGTTGTAATCTCCGCATCAGTTGAACCAGTTGTATCACTTGTTTCTTGTAAAACATAACCTTCAATTGGTGGTCTTGCAGTTGTAATACCAGCAGGGATGACATATCTAAACTTATAGATTGAATCATCAAGACTTCTTGAGTTCTCTTTTCTTATAAAGTATGATTTCGGTGTGTTTGCACCAAGAGCAGTTGTTCCAACTCCAACAAATGTAGGATATATCTCATTATCAACTGATTCATTTGAAACATTAACAAACCAGTTTTTATTTGGAATATCAAACTGAATTGGATGTCCAATGTCGCCTGACTTCTTATCAGATACACGACTGACAACTACAAGTTCTCCACCAGTGTTGTTAATTGTAAGAGCTGTGCCTTCTAATGCATCATTTAAAGTTCTTGCAATCTTAAGATCATTCGCATTACTACCTTTAATTGTAAAGTAAACTTGATCTTCTTCTAATCCATCAGGTAAAAAACCATTGTTTGCAATAACACGAATTGATTCACCAGTGATTAAGTTATGATCAGTCTTTAATGATATGATATTTGAACTAATACTACTTACACCAACGGCATTATCAACAACGTATCTCTTCTCACCTGTATTAGTTGTAATACCAGTTGCGGTTGGCATCACAATCTTAGAAACAAAGTCACCTTCATTTCCGTTGATATTTAATTGCAATCTTATTTTATCATCTAATGCAGCACCGAATCTATATCCATCTACAACATGTGGTGGTGGTGCATCTTGGTTTGTAAAACCTTCAAAGTATAGTCTTGTGACTGTACCTACACCAATTGTCTTATCTACATCAAGTGTTAAGTAATCTACATTTGCAGTTCCATCAGTAATTTCTTTCGGTGGAATCAGATGTGTGATATATGCAGCATTGTCTGGAGTAAATGCAGCATTCTTAAATCCATCAGATAAAAGTGCGTTTTCACCAAAGTTTGCATTACAGTTTGCAAGTGATAGTTCACCACCCGTATCTGCTACATATTGACTCTTATGTCCAATCGCAAAGACTGAAACAGCCTGTATGACTGAATCATTTGATGCACGAACATGAGTTGACTCATATTCTGGACGATAGACAGCTGATGGATCTAAGTGTAAGTTGTTGACACTTGTGTAATCTTCATACTGTCCAGATGTTGAATTATATCTAACGAATGCCTTATCATCTTTCTGTAGTGCATTACCTGTAAACTGTGCGAGTAATCCACTCTTAAATCCTGTAACCTTTGCACCATCTAAGTGAATACCATTCATACCAAAGACAGATCTCTTCGATAGGTTGAATAAGTATGGTGAAGCAGAGTTGATTGTGTCAACTTCAATGTTCACGTTTGCACTTGTCAGTGTTGGTAGTGGGTTGTTTGGTGCAGCACCAACCACATATTTAAACTGTGTGGTAGATACGACTTCTGATACAACAAAGATGCCATTATATCCAGATGTACTAATACCAGAGATACGAACAGGTGTATCGATTGAAAGATCTGTAAGTGTTGCATCCAAATCAACAGTAACTACTGTAGATGCAGTTGCACCATCGCCAGACTTGATAGATGAAATACCAACCTGTTGTCCTTTTGAACCAACAATACGATATTCTTCAACTCTTGTCTGGAAATCAAGACTACCTGATGGGAAGTCTGGTTCGATTGCTCTTCCTGTACCAGCATCATAAACATCACCAACCTTCTGATAATACATATCAAGGTCAGTTGATGTTGAGTTTACATTTAAGAAACTGTCATTAATTGTAACTGCATTTGCACCGTCAGCGTACTCAAAACAAGTTAGTTTATGGTGAGAAAAACTTGGTGTGAATAAGTTTGAAGTGTAGTCTTTATATACATTACCAGATGGATCACCATCAAAGATGGTGAATTGTGAAATATAACAAGCACCAGTTAGTCTGAATATTGCAGTCGGATCGATATTACCGTTCTCTGGATCTGGAACATATTTTGGTCTTATTTTTGTCTTACGAAGGTCTTTACCTACAATAGATGTTCCTCTAGGGATGATTACACCACCACGAACACTATTTAATTTGTATAATTCGTTGTCAGGTGAGGTTAAATCAAAGTTACTACCTAATCCAAATGGACTTAATACCTGATTACTTGATCCAAATCTTGTGAAATATCTTGCATTACCACCAGAACTATAGGGTATAAATCCTGGCCTGTTATCAACTGTGTGTGTACCAGCAGCAAGAATTATAGTTGTTAAATCAAACTTATCGTTTCTTTGTCCTACAACATAAGAGAACCTAGCAGCTTCGATTAGAGCCCTCTGTATGGTTTTAAATGGTCGTGTTTGGGAGTTTCCTTGGTTTTCAATACTATCAGTCGCATCCAATTCATTGGGATCAACGTAGATGACGTTACCTTGTATATTCTTTAGAAAATTCTCCAGTCTTGAAAGGGGCATCCTATTTTTCTCTAATTACAGATTCTGTCTAAGTTTATTTATTCAACGGAATAATACCAAAAAGAGAGTGCATATCTCTCTGAGTTCTCTACTTTATCAACATAATGTAGATTTTTTGTATTTTCAAAGATAATTAATTTTCCTGGCTCTGGTTTGACCGTCACATCTTGAAAAATTAAGTTACCACCCTCAAAATCATTATTTAGATACAGCATCGCTGCAACTTTGTTTGGTGTATGAACATTATTACTATCAAAATGAGGTTTCATGAATGTTCCAGTCGGCCATCTGACGATGCCAACATAACCTAATTGACAATCAACTAAACTTTTACACTTTTCAGTAACCTTTGTAACAACCTCATCATTGTCTTCGGGTGTTATAGGATCAACATTATTACCATAATATGTAGCGCCATGATCAATCCATTCAATGTCTGTAGAATAAACATCATCATGACTCACATTTTCACTCTTATTTAACGTAGCATAATCTATCAGTCTTTGACACTCACTTAAAGAAATGAAATCTTCTTCTATGTAAGGGAAACTCATTTTGTAAATGTGTTTGGTGGGCCATCAAATCGAGGATCTTTTGTGTTCTTCTTATCAGAATCAATCTTATTTGGATCATAGTTTGGATCTGGATAATCCTCCCAACTGTTGCCCTCATACTCAACTATCAAGGGATTGATGTCTTTTCTTTCACCATATACATGGTAGAAGCAATCAATGGTCGATATATCAGTGATCAAATCAGTATTAGTTAAATCCTCTGCGATGACAATGAATTCATTATTAAATTCTTGAATCACAAGATTTTGATTTGTTCCAATTGGTTGTAACTGAACAGTGATGCTATCTTCATGAACTAAATCTTTCCAGTAATCGGGTAAATTAATTACATTAGACTCTTTTAATCTACCACGGTAATAAACTGCGACCTCTGGGCCTTCAATACATGCATAACGAAGTCGATGTCCTTCACCCTTTGTGGGGTGAACTAGATCAAATGGTTTTGGAGATGCATCAGCAGCAGCAAATCTAGATGCAAGTTTACCTTTGTTACCACAATCAACTGCACCAGTGACAAACATGTCGCCTGTAACATGAATTGTATCAACAGATGAACCACCAGAAATGCGTAAAGCATTGGCAGTCTTACCATCACCAGCGACAGTCAGATTACCATCAGCTTTAATTGCTAAATTTGCACTACAAGCTGGTTGTCTATCAAGGGCGCTCTGTGGTGCAGAATTTGAACTTACATTTAAAACACCTTCATAACCTGGCGCAGCAGACGGTTTTCCAACATAAACAGGGCCGTTCAACACGGCAGTTCCGTCTGGAGAAGTGTCTGGCGGCACAAAAGAGACATCATTTGTTCCTACCACTATTTTATCAGTTTGAAGTCTTGAAATATTCATATTGATCTAAGATTAATATTTGAAGCTTGTGCAATGTTATTTGTCAATGCACCAAATCTTTCATCAGCAAATCGTGCAGATGTCATAAGTCCATACTTACACTCATAAACACCTCTCACGATAACATTCATATCTTTTGTGCAATTAATAGTTGTCTTTGAACTATTCATTACTATATCACCATCGGTGTTGATCTGAATTTTTTTATCACCCTTGATTACAATTTGATCACTGGCATCAAGATTTATTTGTCTCGCTCTGATGGTGATGTTTCCATCTTTACATTCAAAATGTTGATCTCCTTTTTCACACTCAATTAACTTAGCTAAGAGTAAAGTATTATCAGCATCACCTCTAACTTTTAAACCTTGACCAAGAATTTCCTGTGACATTCCTGGCGTATATAAAACTGCCTTACCAGTTCCAGGCCCACCTCCTTCAGAGGCACCTTGTCCTGTAGACCCATAAAATCCAAAGGATTGAGACTCTTGTGTTTCAGCTTGAAATAGAGTAGATCCATGTATAGAATCTTGACCGCTATTAAAAGCGTATCTTTTCTTAACAATTCTCTCTACATTTTGGCCGTCTTTAGTTCCTTTTGTCATTTACTTTTGAATACAACTGATTACAGTAACAACTGCATCTTGATCTATTTGAGGTGAATCAGCAGATTGTTTTGCATCATCAACTTTAGTGAATTTCAAAACAGGTAATAGTCTAGCGCCAACTCCAGTGTCACTATTTATCGTTAAATCTGGAAGGTCTGTGAATCCAAACCCACCATTAACAACTTCTGCACCAATAATGAATCCATCTTCTACTTTTAAATTGACCTCTGCTTGGCCAGGTTTTATAGAATCAACATCAGTGCCTGTTATTGATCCATTCTCAACAGTGATAGTATCATTGTCATTATAACCGAATCCAGTGTTTTGCACAACCACTCCATCTAATTCTGTAACGTAAGATGTTTCCCCATCGTAATTTGCATTTGGATCTGGAACAACATCTTTAACATTTCCATCTAAGTCAGTTTCTGTGGTGTTTGGAAGATAATCTTGGCCAGGGCTAGTTATAACAACACCTATGACTCCAAGAGATTTATTTCCATTTGGATCAGTCACCTCACCCATAACTGGATATCCTCCAGCGCCAAAACCTTTATTGCAACTATCATAGAATGAAAGTATTGGTGGTTGTTTGAATCCGAATCCTGGCCCATTAATTGCAACACCAATGATATTACCAAGAGCGTTTACAATTGAACTTCCACTTGCACCTTGACCACCTCCACCAAGGAAATCAACTCTAGGTGGCCCACATTTAAGAACGTTAGTATCACAATTTGGAGCACTTGGATCTGCTTCAATCATACCATCCACTGTGTCAACGAATGAATCAAGTTTTGATTTTAATCCAGCCTTTGAAATAATGTCACTAAAGTTGTCTTCAATAGCCTCTGAGATTCCATTTTTACTGGAAAATGTCATCGGTTTAGCACAGTCTAAGTTATCACAATCTAAGACGTTGGTGATTATGTTTGCAAATTTAATTGCTTTTGAAAAAGTTTCACTAGGTAAAGCGATTCCACCACCTTGTATATTATTTAATTGAGTAAACAAACCTCCAAGATTAGTATCAATGATATTATTAAGTTGTCCAAACATATCACTCATAAAGTTTTCCACACCACAAATGGGAACATCTAAAACTTGTCCAATCATATTTTCAAGACTCTTAGAAAGATAATCTTTTAATTGATCTATTATCTTTTCAAAATTACAAAAAATAGTATTCTGTAGATTCTTCTGTGCTAATTGTGCTGGAGCTTGATTAAATATATCTGTTTTTTCTTCTAATGTTTTGTTAAACTTATCCATCGTCTCACTTATTACCCAAGATCTACCACGACGAACCAATTTTTTCATTGACTTATGAATTCTATTCGTTGCCAATTGAACTTCACTATTGATATCAACGATAGATCCGATAGCTGGATTTATAAATGTAGCTTGATCATTTAATTGTTTAAGTGTCTGTATTTTACGAGTAAAATCTTTAATTGAATTACTTATGTTTGATATTTCATTCTCCTCACACGGACTAAAACTATCGACAGTTCTATCTTCTCTTGAAGTCTGTTCTAGTTTAGAAACTGTTTCCTTTGTTCCCTGATTATCAGACATCACAATTTTTGGGCCAGGCGAATTAGGGGTCATGTCTGCATGAGCCTTATGTTTACCAAGATCAGCTTTTGGTGAAGTGAAAGGTATAAAATCAGTTTGTCCAGTTGAGTAAAATTCAGATTTTTTTATTCCATCTTCAATAAAGTTTTGTTTGTATAAAGTTCCAAAAATTACAGGTTGTTGTGCGTCATCACCATCCATGAAGAATCCAACTACAACTTCTCCACCTTGATATTGCATTGTTTCTCCTTGGCCACCAGTCGTTGAGACGTTTGATGGTAGAAGAACATGTGCTAGAGGTAACTCTTCATCTTTTAAATCAGTGTCATTTCCATGATAACCAACAATACGGACACGACATCTAAATTGATAGATATCTTTTTTGTCCTTAGCTCTAGTCACCTCTAAAGAATCTTTCCACTTCCCTTTATCTGGATCGGTCACTTGACCAATCCACCATCTCATCGGATCTTTTCCCCAAAAATTAGTTGCTGGTTGATACATTTAATTAGTCGTCATATACTAGACATTCTGGTTCGTCTGGATGTAAGTCACAGAATATTTCTAGAGCATTCGGATCGTGGTGATCTCCTGCCTTAATCTCATCTTTATGATGTTCTGCATACTCTTCTAGATCATGCAATTCTTCTTTTGCATGTCTGCGTGCTGCAGGGTTTGCTTGTGGATCGTCAAGGATTTGTTTATCCTTTTCGATATGATCTTCGATTGATTTCATTTGATTCTCCTGTTTCTTTTATTTAAGCGGTGAACACATCACGAATTAAAGTTAATCGAGTTGTGGCCTTACTACCCTCTAAATTTGATAATGTATGTTTTAATTCAGATATCATATATTTTCCACTAATATCATTATCTTTATCCGTACCATAAGTTGTGGATTTTTCATCTTCACTTTTTCTAAGAGGTAATTTGACATCAATCATGTAACCAGCTCTTAAGTCAGGATTAAAAGGAATAACGATACTCAAAGATTGAGAGAATAGTAAATTATTCCTAGCATAAGACTTATTTTGATAAACGGCAAGCTCTGATTCTGGTTGTGTGTCATCCTTCGTAGCACCAACTTGCATGGCGCCAGGATCTGTTACCCTCAACATTAACCTTGTTGGAAAATTTTCTAATCCATTTGGTAATACAGGTGGTTTCTTTAAATCCATTTCAGATATTTTATAATCAACTATTTTGGTCACTTGATTTTCAATATCAACGTATATAGTCTTATTTGCATACATTCCCATTCTTAAGTTAATTCCAATATCATTAGTTTGATTTAAATTATTTTCAGCAATTCTAAAATCATCCTCCGTAGGAATTTCTGGTTTTCTATAAACAATCGCATTTTCCTCTAATAATTTTTCAATTGATCGAAATACATATCCATCTAACGTCTCAAAAAATAAAAAACCAAAATTTTTATTTCCTGATTGTGCTTTAGGACATAACCACTGAATTGTATCAAATGGTCTTTTTAAATTACCCACAAAGGTATATGAATTGGTAGCTCTATCATCGTTAATTCCCTCAATATTCTTGGAAGTCTGAACACCTTTTCTGTCATCCTTTAGTATTCTAAGAACAATATCAGAAATATTTCCAGTAAATCTTTGATTTAACCTTGATGTTTCATTAATCATTGATTCAACTGAAATAAATTCTAAAGTTGCTAATTGTGAATTACCACTAGTCTTTACATCTTTAACAGAATTTAATATCATAAAATGTTTGTCAGGATCTATTTCAAAATCTTTTTGACTCTCATTTCCAGTTGTCACTCTTAACGCAACATATTCGCCACCAGTTATACCCTCACGACTAATTAATTGATCAACATCAAGAAAAGTAATTGTCATTGATATTGATGGACTTTTTACACTCTCAAAATAAGTGATCGTGGGATTACCTCCCGATATCTCAAAAGGTTCAGATAGAGATGATCCCTCAGTTGGGATTAAAGTACATTCTTTAATAAAATATTTATTTTCCATTATGATATCATTTTAGCGATTGATGATGGTAATTTATCAACTGTCATAGTTTTTATAGTTGTTGACTTAGAAGCCACTGGAATGGGTTGAACCACTTTTTTTGTTACAATCTGCGTCTTAACCATAGGTTGAATTAAAGTCCTTACACTACTTTTATTTAAGTTGGGTGGAACATTAGCAACAACTTCGTTTGGACTTACATATGCATTTTCGGTTGGTGTAACATATTCGGGCCCCTTTTCACCAACAAGGTATGTTTCACCTTTTACCACTGGGCCACCCTCTACTCTTCGATTACCTCCCCATAAACCACCAATTAAACCACCTCTTTTATCAAAATCAAAAAGATCAGCGGTAAAATAATCAGCAACTCCAGATATTAATCTATTAAATCCTTTAGGGCCATCTCTTCTTTCATTATTTTGATTTGCAGAGTATCTAGAAACTTGAATTCCATATATGAATCCCATCTTAAAGAATTCTTTAGCATTAACCGCCTCTGACTTTGGTTGTTCCATGAGTTTATTTGCGGATAATTTCATAGATTTGCGATTTAACATTCTCTCTCTTTCATCCAAAGATTTGTCTTTGTCTAAAAGTTGTTTAAATAAATTTTTAGATGTTATTTTCATTTTAAGCTAGAGATAGATATGGATTTGAAATAACATCAATAAAGTTAACTGAACTAACAGTTTCGCCTATAGACTCAGATTCAATTGAAGATGCTGTAAAAGGTGGTGATGTAGATTGATTATCAGATCCACCAACAGTTTGTGATATTGGAGGCAAAATTTGTACTCCCATGTCATCATCAGGTGGAGTTAGATCATTTGATTTGACTTGAGGTTTTGAAACAGATTCAACTAAACCTCCCTGATTGTATCCTTTTACTTCATACTCCTTTTTAGTATTGGATTTAAAATTTGAAAAACTACTAAAGAGAGAAGTTGGATTTATCTGTCCCGATCTATATCCCACAGTTCCTTCTAAGGATTTTGAAGTTTCATCCATTCCACCGTCTTTTCCATAAGTACTAAAACCTTTCGTTATATCAATGCCTCTTGATTCTAAATCTATTTTTGTAGCTGCATCCTTCTTTGCAGCTGTGGCATATGATGCATCACTATTTGCTAAAATATTAAACATTGTGTCATCGTCTAATCCTGTTCTTCCCTGTAGAACATCTTCAATAGTGACATTTTCAAATCCTTTAATTTTGTGTATTTCACCAAGAAGTTGATCTTTATGTTCTATTAAATCAGGAACTCCAATATCTACACTTTTTGATGTCAACGTTTCAGTCTCAGTAAGAGTTTCTGTAGTTTTATCAGTACCATCATCATATGTTTCTGTATCACTATAATGATCATAATAAGATTCACTTATAGAACTACCAACCATATCTGTCTTATGACTAAAAATAGTTGTACCATCAGAACCCTTTATTTCATATGAATCTGAGGAACGGCCTTTACCAGTATCAAAAAATGATTCTGTTATTACATTTGATTTAAAGTCTCTAGGATCCTCTCTTCCTATGGAAAGTTCAAAAGATGAAGTGGGTTCACTTGTCGAACCAGCCGCAGCATTAATATTTTTTAAAGCATCAACACCAACTTGATTTACTGCATCTTTTGATATAACAAACTCGCCAGGCGTCAACATGGCAGGAACAGTATCTGCATCTCCTGAGCCTGAAACTTGACCACCAAGATTATATTTTTTCTTTTCTTTAAATAATTTAGATCCAGCACCAAGAAGACCCAAAGCAGCAAGAGATCCTAATTGACTATTAGCACCAGATACAGCTTGATTAGCTATATCACCTAGACTCTTTACTAAATTAGACTTACCAGTCTTTTTTTTATCTTCTGCAAAAGGAAGATCATCTTTTAGTTGATCAGCTTTTGATTTACCACCTTTTTGTTGTTTATCTTGCTGAGCAACAATATCATCTGCTAACTTATCTAATTGTTTTGTTTTTTGTTTCTGTTGAACTATGATATAATTTGTTATTTCACTTACGCCTGATTGAACATCTATGAGAGAGGATTGAACTGCTTGAATTAATTGACTGTTTTGTTGAGCAAGAGAAAATGTAACCTCCGACTGTGCCATCGCAGCCTGAGCCAACTCATTAACTGGTTGAAGTGATTGAAAAAAACTATCAACGTTAATTTTTTGATTAGATTGTTCTAATTCCTCATCCATAATTTTGAGCGCCTTCTTGTTGTTGTCTCTTTAAATTTTCATTTTCAATATAATCTTTTAGAAGAGCCAAATAAATGTCTCTTTCCCAAGGCAACATGTTTTCTAACTCTGTTAAGCTATATTTATGGTATTGCATGAGAGCGAAATTAATACGATAATACGATTCAAGATTCTCTCTTGCAATACTTAACCGAAAAAATCGGCTAGGCCCTCCAAAACGATATTACTTTTCTTTTTCGTATTTGGATTTATTACCTCAATTGTATGAGATAATTTAGGCATCGTTGCAAAAAATCTTTCTACTTCTTTATATTGTTTTGAATTCAGTTGTTCTATAAATTGTTTCCTTTCATTAGATGTATAATCTTTTGAATCCCATGCTTCCTCCTTAGTATAAACTGTATCCATACAATCTGCGACTAATTTAAAAGTTTTATCAACAAAAGTATCTGGATCATCTTCTGTATCAAAATTATTTTCAATAAACTGATTCAAAGATGGATATTTCATACGAAGTGTCATATTTTTATCAAGAACAATATCTTGTGTATGACCTTCTGGTCTGACAACCTCTATCTCATCAACATAAACCGTTACAGGAACCTCAGTTTTTCTATCATCTGGACAAGTGACTGTAAGTTTGATATCTTCTCCAATTGATTTAGCACGAATATTTAAAAATATATACTCAATATCAAATGTAGGTAGACTATCAACCTTTATTCCTCTAGTTAAAATACATTTTTTTAAAACGTCTTTAACTGCATTAGTAATATCATTTTGATCTTTTGTTTCAAGAGCAATAATTAATATTTTTTCCTCTTTCACCAAAAATGGTCTATATTTAACTTTTTTACCAGAGGAAGGTAAACTCAACTCATATGTCGGAGTCGTAATTGTTGGTAATGGCATAATAATTTAGAAAATTATCGACGATTGTAATTTGGAAGATTTGATCTTATTTGGCGAGCTTCTTCTTTAGTAACTCTATATCCTGTTGGATCTGATGGAAGATTTGTCCCTATTTGTACGGTTGTAGGAACTGGATCGTCTCCTGTTCCATCGTCAAGTACAACACCATGTACTTGATCATAATTATAATCCGTGAAGTATCTATCATAAGCAAGTTGCACACTACATTTTAACACATTTGAGTTACCATAGGCAACCCTCATTGATGTCATATTAGTAGGCCAAACATTAATAAATTCATAAGTCAGAAGTTTAGTTGTTGATTTTCTTATTTTAATTTTTTCATGAAAAGTAGCTGCGTCATCAGTGTTGATTATTCTCTCTTCATCTATTTGGTCAACTAAAAAATCATTTTCAAATTTTGTTATATGTAATATCTCTTTATAAGTTTCTGGATAATTAAAACGACCATAAGCATTTGGATCTCTCTTAGCTGTATTTAAAGGATTAATATATGTCATCCATGATTCTAAAATTTCAAGAACTACATGATCGGCATCAACATAGAATACTAAGTTAAGTGGTGGGAAAGTTCTAAGGTTTGGAAATTCCTCTTGAATACCTTGATGATGTCCTACAGCAAGACTTGTTTGAAAACTTGTGCCTGGTATTTCTGCCTCAGTACACATTAGTGATAACTTTTCTTTAAATCCACGACCTTGAGTTCTTTTATTTTCATCTCTACTTCCAATCTCATCCAACCAATTTTGAAATCTACCAAAAGAGAAAGTTACTTGATATAGAGTATCAAGAGAAACTCTTTGCACAGTTTCTCTAATCTCATTCATACCTCCTTTTGATCCAGCTATTATTTGATCTGGTCTGGGAAATATACTCTTAGAAACTGAATGTTTATTTGACACGATAAATATATTTGTGTTGTTATTATTATATATGAGCTATAAGGGAATATATAGGCCTTCTAACCCTCGAAAGTACAAGGGTGATCAATCTAATATTATTTATCGCTCTCTTTGGGAGCGAAAATTCATGAATTACTGTGATTTGAATGAAAATATCATCGAATGGGCGTCTGAGGAATTTTGGATTCCCTATTTAGATCCGACAACTAATCGTGTTCGTAGATATTTTCCTGATTTTTTCATTAAATATAAAGACAAAGATAATAATATTCGTAGATCAGTGATTGAAGTGAAACCAATGAGAGAAACACTTGAACCAAAGATAACAAAGGGTAAATCAAGAAAAACTCTGATAAATGAATCAATGACCTATGTTAAGAATCAAGCAAAGTGGAAGGCAGCGAAAGAGTTTTGTGCAGACCGTAAATTAGAGTTTAAAATCATGACTGAGAAAGAATTAGGAATCAGATGAGTATTCTACAAAACATATTAGATAAAGTTGGTGGTCAAGTCAATGAAGAATTCTTTCGTCAACAACTAATACAAGAACTTGGATCAACAAACTTTGATGATGATGCTGCGGATACAGGTGGATTTGCTCCTGGCCAACTATATTTTTTTACATACCAAGCACAAACAAAACAACCATATTATGACATGTATCCACTATCATATGTGATTGAATATCAAACAGGTGGGTTTCTTGGTTGCAATCTTCACTACCTTCGTTTGACTCAAAGAGAAGAACTTGCGATGAGCTTACTAAATAACTCTGCTCAGGGTGCGATTGCTGTGCCTCGTCGAACTCTACATAAATATGTTTATGCTGGTGTCAGAGGTCAACCATATCGAATTCCAGAATCTGAATGGACAGACGTGGCTCAATTGCCAACTGAAAAATTTGTCGATATGAGAGGGATTAGTGTCCCACGAAGTAGAATTTACAACACAAACTAATGGCAGATCCAATAGAAAGTAAACAATATACAATAGAGACAAATTCCTCTGATGGAACTTTTGGTGCATTATTAAAGTCTAAAAGCAATTATACATTTCAATATAAAGATGGTGAATTAGTTGGTGCTATTAGAACAGATGATGGAGTCAGAGGCGCTAAAATTAAAAAACAGGTTAATCCAGATAGTAAAGAATGGAAACAATTACTAGAGAGCACTTCTTATTTTGATAGTGATGGGGATGAAATTAAAAAGAATGCTGCAACACAATCTTATAATGAAGCGATTCATAAGGGAGAAATTGATAATTATATAGATGATATAAATGATCCAGTTGGAGGAAATAAAATAGTTTCTGATGAAAAATTAGGCAGACATTATAGAGAGGAGACTAATTCACTAACAAATGAAGAATTAATAAATGAAGCAGAAAAGGAATCTTTAAAACCAGAAAATATCAAAGGTCAAAATATAAAAGACAAATATGATAAAAGGAAAAAGGGATATAAAACCAAAACCGTATATCGATATCCTTTAGATATATCAATTAGACAAGATCATTTAGAAATATCTAGATATAACTATCAAAGATCGTCAGTTCAAGGTAGTAGACCATCTAGATTAGTAGAGACTCGAACAAAAGATGACTTTGTTTGGGATAAAAACACAATGGGTGGAAATGCAAATAAAAGAAAAGATGCGAAGAGAGAATATCTTAAAAAACCAAGTACGACCACATATACAGAAAAAAAGGGTGATAGTATGAAGGGAAGCACATATTTTGGTACTGTTTTTCTACCAATGCCAAAGGTAGTTGATACAAATGGTGCAGAGTGGGGAAAAAGTGAATTAAATATACTTGGTTTAGCAGCTGCTTCTCTTGGAGAAGGTTTAGGTCAACTTGGTTTAGATGCAGAATCACAAGCTGAGTTAGAAAATGCTAAATCAATAATAGGAGCTGGAGATAAAACCAGTAAAATGAAAGACATTGGTGGTGCATTTGCATCTCAATTCTATTCTGGAGCTGTTGCAAGAGCAACTGGTCAAAATGTAACCACTGACCAACTTCTTGCTCGAGCAAGTGGTAGAGTTTTAAACCCAAATGCAGAAATGTTATTTGGTGGGCCAGTTTTAAGAGATTTTAGTTTTGATTTTACGATGATCGCAAGAAGTAGAGACGAGGGAAAGCAAATCAGAAGAATTATTCGATTTTTTAAAGAAGGAATGGCACCAAAATTTAATAATTCAACTTTTTTAACAACACCTGATATTTTTATTCTTAAATACAAAAGAGGTGAAGGACATGACTCTGATACAATAAATACTGTGAATAGATTCAGTCCAGGCGGACTTGCATTAAAAACAATTGCAGTTGATTATGCTCCAAATGGTTATTGGTCTGCATATCAAGATTCTCAACCAATCGCACTTAAAATGAGTTTAAACTTTGCAGAATTGAGACCAATATATCAAGATGATCACTTTGATACTCCAGAAGACAGTGTAGGATACTAAAATGACATACTCAGGATCTCCAAATTCTTATTTCAGACAATTACCAGATTTAGATTATCCATCTTTAAAGAATGATCGAACATCTGCCTATGATTACGAAGTTGTTAAAAATATCTTCAAAAGAGCTGTGATGAGAGAAGATATTATGAATGATGTGGTCAATTTTACAAAATATTCAGTTCAAGATGATGAAAGACCTGATCAAATTGCATATGATTTTTATAATGATGCTGGTTTAGATTGGGTAATATTAACTACAAATAATATCATTCATGTAAGAGATGAATGGCCTATGGGAAACCAAGATTTTCTGACATATTTGAATGCAAAATACACGGCAGAGGAATTGTCAAATATTCATCATTATGAAACAAAAGAAATTACAGACTCAAGAGCAAGAGTGATACAAAGAAAGGGACTTTATGTTCAATCAGATCATTCAATCACATATGTAGATAATGGTGTCACAAAAACTGCATCAGAAATTACACAAGTTACTTTTCTTGAAAATGAAACAAACTTAAATGATGATAAAAGAGAAATTAATATTTTAAGACCAGAATTACTTGATATGCTTCTTACAGATGTTAGTGATATTATGACATATCAAAAATCTAATCAATATATTAGTGATAGATTGAAGAAAACAGAGAATCCAAGAATAATTTCGCCATAAAAAAAAGAGGTCGTTTTGAGCGACCTCTGACGTAAAAATGGCCCCGAATTTTTTTCGGGGTATTTTCTAATTTTCAGCTAGTTTTGCAAAATAGCTAAGTGCATCTTCTTCATCCTCATCTGTATTGACAGAGGATGGTGTTGTGTCAACAACTGCACGACCTTTACCTTCACTTAGATCTTCAAGTTCACCACGAGTAGTTTCTTCATCAGCAACTTCTGGATCTTGTCTCTTAGGTGCAACAGTTAGACCAAGAACATAGTTAAGTCTCTTCTTGAGATCTTCATATGACTTGAACTGATCTGGAGCAACAAGTTCTGCAAGAGAGTGTTCATTCTTCCAGATAGTTTCCATTGCATCATCATCATCAAGAAGTGGAGCAGGAGCAGCAAACTCTGATGAGTCATAGTTCCAGTATCCAGCAACTTTTTTGATTTTAATCTTAAAGTTTGCACCCGCCCAGAAATCAAATGGATTGATGGGAGTTTCATCTTCAAACTCAGGTTGCATCGCAGCAGTTAACTTATCAAAGATTTTCTTTCCAAATCTGAATAAGAATACTTTACCTTCATTCGATGGGTTTGAAGGATCTTTAACAACATATACGTTACTGTAATAAGATAACTTACGTTTCTGTTTTCTTGCGACTTCTTTATCTGAATCAACACCTGAGTTCCAGAGTTGTGAGTTGTGCTCAGAGACTGGATCTTTTTGACCAAGTGTTGTTAGTGAATTCTCTATGTACCAACCACCAGATGCTTGGAATGCATGTGTGTAGAGTTTTGCCCAAGGCAAATCTTCTCCGTCTGGTGCAGGGAGAAATCTGATTACTGCGTAACCGTTACCTGCTTTATCAACTTCTGGTTTCCATAAACGATCATCTACACCATTTGAACCTTTGTTCATTTTTTCCACCTGACTAACAAGTTTTGCAGTCAGAGAACCAAGTGAGGATTGTTTTTTTAGATTAGAAAAAGACATTAGATTTTATTAGATTTATTTTTAATTGTGTTAGGGGAGACCATCTGCCCGACTCTTTCGAGTTGCATCTTAGGTCAAGAAAAGGGGGAGGTTGGATTCCTGTGTACCAACAAAGAATGGGCATTACTACAGAGTAAATACATCCTTGCCTGAGACCCGACTGGTAAGTCGATTCACCTCTCGGTGCAGCACCACCTGTGTCTCATCACCTTAACCAGCGATTGCCAGTAAGTTTATTCAGTCACTCCCTATGTTGCGTCCAACATTATTAATATAACACACTACTATTTAGTTGTCAAGCGTCTCTTTTAACTTACGAATTGTACCCTTCATATTCTCAAACATCTGTTCTACAGTTGTGCCTCTTGTCATACCCATCTTCCTTAAAGACTCTCTCATATTCTCTGCAACCATCAAGGCATCCTCATCTCCTGAGAGTTTGCATCTAACATACATCAACTGTTGTTTCTCTAATAATTCTTCAACCAAATCGAGTTGTTCACGTTCTTCCTCCTCATCTTCATAGCCAAGACCAGCAGAAAATGCAGACTCTAATATACCATCGGTAATAATATCTTGAAGATTTTTAATATCTTCTAGACTTTCTCTGACCATTTCAGAATCAAAAAAATCGTTCATTTAACAACTATCTCCTTGAGGGTTTGTTTATATTTTTTAAGGTTAATATTATTTAACAAGAATGGTTTGTACTTGTCAAGCTTTAGACTAACGGTTTTCCACACAAAATCATCAAGTTTTGAATCAAAATCTTTTTTATATCCCAACAACCCTTCAAGTATCACCAACGTTTCGACTGTGATATTCTTCTTTAGATGTTCCTTTATAATTATTGGATGCCTTCCATTCATACATTCAAATAAAGAATTGAATTCGTTATCATCACAAAGGTTTGTCATCTCCTGTTTAAAAAGATAGTTCATACTCTGTATCTTTTTAAGCCAGTCGTTATATTTATTCTCACCAGTTTCTATAATCTCTCCAATCCACATCTTCTGTGGATCATCGCACTGTGAGAAAATTGCAGTAAAGTAATCTACAATATCTTCGTCTTTCTTCTGACGAGACATCTTTTCAAAAAAATATTTGTCCTTTCTCTTATTAAATGATGTGGTGGTTGCATTTGTTTTGCCACCATATTTAAAATAATCAAAGTTATTCTTCGTAAAATGGTTCTTGAATGCTAAGTATGTTCTGTAGCAATCAAAACCAGTCATAAGGGCAGTTTTGCTCTTGAGGTACGTTTTAGATAGTTCAATTCTGTTGCTTCCCATTTCAATTTTTCCTTAAGAGGTTTTGAAATGAGTTTGGGTACGGATTCAACGTCAATGGCATTTTTTTCACAATAAGCTACTATAGCATCAATATAACCTAAATTGTCATCTTTGACAATAGATTCTATGTCCTGTGCAAACTGTGCTGAACAGAGAAACTTTTCTTTAAGTGCTTTGTCAATGCTGCTCATTAGCCACCATTCGGTTTTTGATAAATTCTTTAACATATTTCACCAATAATTTAATGTAATCACCTTTGTTTCTTTTATCATAAACTTTAATCTCACCATTCGGTGTGACCATGATTGTGATAAGTTTTTGGATAGGAATTCCAGTCAGTTCATAATACATACAGGCATATGCAACCTCTTGAACAAAGTATTGTTCAATCCATTTTTCTGGTTTAATTTTTTTCGAGGTCTTAAAATCAATAACAGCAAGTTCGCCTTCGTATTCAGCGATACAATCGACTCTTCCTGCCAGACCAAGATATTCAGAATAAAGTGTGCGTTCTATTGCGTGTATCTTTCCAATCTTATCAAGACTTGACTTCGCACTGTGAAACATGAACTGAGTCAGTGGTTGGTAATCATCCCAAACTAACTCTTTATTTTCAAGATAGGCCTGTGCAGCCTCATGAAAGTCTGTACCACGGCGAGTTGCCTCTTTTGTGACACGATCTGCTTCTTCATTCCCGACTCTCTGTCTCCATTTACGAAACACCTCTCGATTATAAAAACTAGTTACTGAGGTGATAGAAGGAACCCAATCTTCATTAGGTAACTTATATAGGCGGAGTCCATCAGTCTGTTTTGCCTCAAGTTCTAGTTCACCTAAGTGATTTTCAATTACGAACATTACATACCCATAGCCATTTTTTTAATAAGATAATCTCTTACAAGTCCAGAACGAACAATATCATTGACATCAAATTCAATCATTGCAAATAGTTCAGGCATCTGTTCGATAATCTTCATGAAGTCAAGAATACCATTCTTCTCATTAGTTTTTTGTAAGTCTGTTTGACTTGCATCACCGCAGAAAATAATCTTAGCATCCTCTCCTACTCTTGTTATTATACTATCTAATTCATGAAAATTCAAGTTCTGTGATTCATCAACTAACACAATTGCTTGATCGATTGTTGTTCCACGAATGAATGATGTACTCCAGAATTTAATTGTATCCTGTTGTTTTAAATTACCATACAACATTTCAAAGTCTGCATCAGATGGCATCTGAAACATATACTTCACCATGTTTTTGTATGGTATCTGATACAAGAAAGACTTATCCTCATGATCGCCAGGCAAAAATCCAATCTCTCTTGTAGAGACTAAAGATCTTACAATATAAAGTTGATTATAAGGTGTGTGTTGATCTAGAATATCTTTCAATGCAAGATATAATGCAACGAAAGTTTTACCTGTTCCAGCAGCACCATAAGTAAAAATGTTTTTACCCTCTTTGTAATTATCAAAGAGAATCTTTTGGTTGTCTGTGATAGGTTCGATCTTGTTTAGAAGATCAGCATTAATAGGTCTTTTTCTCTTCATCTGTTTAGCCGTCATTCCTACACCGATAGGAGAATCTTTTTTTCTTGCCATTACTTGTTAATCTTTTTAACTGTTGAGCCAGGAGATTTAGATGCTTTATGAAGAACATCATTCCAGCCAGGATTACGAGTGATTAGTTTGTCTCTCCACTCACCAACCTCTCCAATTCCAGCACATCCTTCAGACCAATCTTTATCCCAATCTGGGTTATCTTTTCTCCATTCATCATACTTAATCATACTCATGGATAATTGTTTTTTCTCACCAGTTTCTTTGTTAATAACAGGGTATGTAGGCATAAGTTTTACGTTTTGTAATATTATTTAGACCCAATCAAGGGCTTCAGAAACGACAGGGAATTGTTCGATGAATACCTTTCGACATTCATTTGCGATATCCATATGTTCTTTTTGTGTTCCGTGTGATGATCTTAGATTAATATAATGTATCCAAGAACGGCAAGAACCTGTCATATAGATTCTTGTTGGAGTGCATAATGGTAGAACCATTCGAGCACATTCTTTTGCAACTCCCTCCTCAATCATTTGATTATACAATGATTGGCAAGAACTGAAAAGAGTTATCATCTGTGCTTCTAACTTCTGTTGAACAAAAGGATCTAAATCATCAATACTATTTTGACGATTCTTTTTATCCTGCCTACGAAGTTGTGGTAATTCTATCTTTCCAAGTTCATTACTCTTTGCATATCTTTGAGAGAACTCTTGAAATGTAAAAGAACGATGTCTTAGTATCTGTGCTGCGATTGCACGAGTAGTTTCTATCTCCAGAGTCATTGATGATTGTTCAAAGACAGACCAATGTTCATGTTGAATACAATATTTCAACAACCCAGAAAAATTATCATTCTCTTGGTTTGCTGGGTTTGATACTCTAGCGATGTACGCCATTGTTTTTTCTGCATCAGGTGTGACTGATACTACTTTAACTTTTTCCATAAGCTTTTTCTACATATGATCTCAAATAATCTTGAAAGCCTTGTTCAATATTATCTATTGTCGTATGTTCTTCACACCATACAGTAGCAAATTCATATACTACTCTAGTGTGTTCTTCTAAGTGATGTAAAAGAGATCGAAAACACGATGCTCTTAATAATAATTTTTCTTCTGAATAACGAGGATCTTCACTATTATCCGTCATCATCCTCAAAGATCTCATCATAGTCTGTAATGTGGTTGACAATCTCCTCATAATTTAAATTCGGAGTATATGACTCTGTATCAGAGTATATTTCTGATTCTAACGCATTTACAACATTTTTCAAGTCCTTGATCATAGTCTTTAACTTTTGTTTATTCATCAGAGTGGCCTCCCATGTTTATCGACTAGTCCCATCCTCTTTACTTGAGATAAATTTGATTTCTCCTTCTTCTTTAGTTTCTTATATTGTTTCATTATCTTATTTATCTCAGCGTTAGATATTTTTACTTTGAGTTCTTTTGCGTCTTCTGGAGTGACAAAACCCATTCCCTGATGTTTTTCTTTTTCTTGTTTCTCTTCCAGATAGTCGTTGATTCCAAGTTGAATTTCTCCCTCAATAATATCGTTAATTTGATTTCTAATTTCGTCACTCATTATCCTCTCCTTACTCTCTTCTTAGGTTTGTTTGGTGTCGGAGTCCCCCATGTCCTTGGACTTACAATTCCAGGCCCATATTCAATGTTGACAACAGACCCTGGCCCAAACTTATCGAAATACATGTCAAAGATATTAACCCTGCCATGACATCGAACAAGATCTTTACGAACTCCATCGTCAATTTTATAAGTCACAATATATGCATCAGAAGGCCAGCTCTTATCACTGAGTTCCTCCTGATTACAATTTTCTTTAAGAAGATTTGTTGAATACTTACTATTCATATCTTCCTTTTCTTTTGGTGTCCAATAGGCTTCAGACATCACCTCATCTCTAGTTTTTGTTTTTGCCATGTTAACCTCGATTACCCCATTGTATATCGGGAAACGCTTCTTCTACTACCGCACGAGTCAACTTATATTTCTTCTTTAGATTCTTATCTTTAACTAAACAGATAATCTCTGCTTCGTCAGGATGTAATCCCTCTAGAAGTTGCATAAACAGTTGTTCTCTTTTAACAGGTCGAAGAATATCATTTCCACCTTTAACAAAATTATACAACTTTTTCCATTCATATGCAAGGTGTAAATGTTCGGTTCCAGCAGGCGCCTCATTCTTATTAAATGGAACATCACCTTCTGGAAGAACAGATTGTACAGATGTGTCAAAGTTCCAAATCAAAACAGATTTAAGGTGTAAGGATTCATTTTGTTTTAGAATTTGAATCTTTTTCGCTTTTGTTTTTTGTTTTGATACCAATGCTAATACCTCACTTAATAGAGGGTTTCTTGGTAATCTATCTTCCCCTAATGTGGGATGTGTTGTAGTCATAATTCTTCGTCAATTTCACTATCAAAGTTTAAGTTTTCAAATCGAAAGGCAATAATTTCATCTGGAATTACATTACCTTTAAGGTCATACATCTCAGGATGCATCTCAGAGATGTCATTTCTTTGTTTGTGTTCTTTGTATAACCATCCTATTATACCACCAACAAAGAGAAAAAGCACTGATATTAAAGTGCTGAGAGTTAGAGCGAGTGTTAACACATTACCTCTTATACTTGATTTATTTAGTTTTAGTTTTACGTCTCCCTCTTCTTCTTTCCTTTTCATATCTCTGAGCATCTTCTAAGATCACGTTAAAGTAATCTCTAATCTTTCTTGCGTTTGGTTTTCCAAGATGACCATATGCTTCTCTAAGCAATTGATGTTCACTATCTTTTCCACCTTTGATGTATCCATTCAAGTCATCAATGAAATCAGTTAACTCTTTTGCAGTCGAACTTTGAATAAATTCTTTTGCTCCAGTTCCTGTTGTTTTACAGGACTTCATAAAATCATAATAATGCAAATGAAACTTTTGTTCTTCAAATGCAATATCAATTGCTTTATCTACGATTGTGTAAATGTCTTCCATTAAACTAAGTTCTTTTCTTCAAGGTATTTGAAGGTGTCTAAACATCCTCCAAGTAATTTGCCATCCGCAAGTATTCTTGGGAATGATGATCCATAACCAAACTCTGATATGAACTGATCTTTTGTAAAGTCTATATCAAGTTTGTAAACTCTGTAATCCACCTTTGCTAATTCTAAAAGTTTCTTTGCTTTTTCGCAATAGGAACATCCTTCCTTTGAATAAATCGTAAACTTCATTTAGATTTTAAGTGCGTTGACAGTCTCCCAATCTTTTTGGAAAAGATCTAAACCTTTGTCAGTTAGGATATGATTGTACATCTTTTCAAAGACTGTTGGAGGCATTGTAACAATACCAGCACCGTTCTCAAAAGACTTACTCACACTTCCTACATCCCTTATCGATGCGGATAAAATTTCCGTATCAACAAAATTATATAGTCTCGACTGTTTTTCATAGATGTCTGCAATTTGTTTAATTAAATTCAATCCATCAAATGAATTATCGTCAACTCGACCAACGAAAGGCGAGACGTAGGCAGCGCCTGCCTTGGACGCCAAGACCGCTTGGGCAGCACTAAAGATCAATGTAACGTTTACTCTAATCTTCTCGTCTGAGAGGAGTTTACAACCCCTTAGTCCTTGAGGTGTACAAGGCACTTTAATTGTTGTGATTTCACCAAATTTTTCTTTGAGTCTACGACCCTCCTGTAAAAATTCATTAGCGTCATCTGTTACAATCTCCATACTAATATCATCAATGCCAAGGAGTGCAATCTTTCTGTAGACTTCTTCTGGTTCTTGACCACTCTTTCTAATCAGAGTTGGATTTGTTGTGACACCATCAATCAATCCTGTTCCATAATATTTCGATATCAGATCAACATCTGCTGTGTCAAGGAAAATTTTCATACTCAAAATAGTATTTGTAAATTCACCATAACACAAAAAAAGACCCCTGTAAAGGGGCCTTGTAAGTTCCGAATTGTAGAGACCGCACGAATGATGTCTCAATAATATTTATAATGCATTACCACGAGGCAATACTTCCTCTGGGAACACGAAGTTCTCGTGTGGTTGGTCAACAGATGACATCCAAGCTCTCATACCCTCATTAAGAAGTATATTCTTAGTGTAGAAAGTTTCAAACTCTGGATCTTCTGCTGCTCTTATCTCCTGAGATACAAAGTCGTATGCTCTGAGGTTAAGTGCTAGACCTACGATACCGATTGATGATGTCCACATACCCATCACAGGTACGAACAACATAAGGAAGTGT